AACATTTTATATAAATCTTTTTCTTGTGGTCTTGCATTTGATACTTTTACTTTTGGTGCTTCACTTATTACTCCAGCTTGTGCTGTCATGTTATCCCTTTCTACTCAAATCGAATAAGAGCTTCAGTAGCATTATTGCCTGGGAACTCTATGTTTAATGTTTCATTATTTACTGTTTTATCTCCACCAAAATCTAAAATAGCTACAGTGTATTGTAAACCATTACCTCCAGTTGCTCTATAGATAACGGCTCCTCTTGCTGTAAATGTAGATGATGTCCAAGAAGTATTTCCAAAATTAACCCAACCTACAACTGGGTCAAAAGAAAATCCAGGGTCAGATACAACTAAAGTATTTCCACCTGCAGTATACCCTGCTCCTACAACTTCATTGGCGGTATCATAAACTACATCTGTATTGCCCGGACTTGCACTTGCTGCTTCAGTATAAAGAGCTATCTTGTATGTTTGAGTAGCACCAAAATTTAACTCCCCTGTTAGTGTTAAATATTTTAGTCCAGTAGTTAATCCTTGTACAATAGATGCCATTATGCGGGCCCTCTACTACCCCTAACGGGTATTCTAGGTTGACCACTTCTATAAGAATCACGAGTATTTTTACCCTCACCTAATCCTAATAGTTCTATCATTGCTTCTTGATATCGTTTATCTAACATACCCATTTTCTCTGCGTCTGTCATTAGGTAAGTATTCGCTTCCAACAACGACCCATAAAGTAAAGCGGTTGAGTAATTATCACCCAGCCAAGACTGACCACTAGCGGCAGTAGTAATAGACTCAGGATAAAAAAAGTAATGAAGCTCAGCACCATAACCTGTATCAGGTGTAGGACCGAGTATAAATGTTTCGTCATCAAAGACAGCATAGTATTTAGGTTTTCCATAATGTGCGACATCAGTATCAGGGAAAGATTCTCTAATAAAATTAACGTCTTTGTTTAAAAGAAAAGTGTACTCGTTTGTTGTATTATCTATAACGGCTAAACTATAAGTAGCTAACCAATCTAATGGTACATTTAAATATTTATTACCAAATGTAATAGTCCCTGTATCATTTCTTCTAAGGTCAGGTAAATTAACAGAGTTAAATATTCTATTCTCTGCTTGAGTAATAAATGTATTTACATCAACTGTTGGGTATGAGTTCTCAGTATACGACTCTATTTGAGCCACTAATTCTGCGTAAGTCATTGCTTATCCTTATACTAGTGGACCGCGAGCTTTAGTGCCTTTAGTAGCTGCACCATTACCACGAGTTTCTACACCTGTTGTCTTAACATTTTTCTCTGGATAACCAGCAAAATTAGGTACAGGTACATCTTGAGGTTGTGCATAACCATCTACCATTTTAGGTTTTTTTTCTTGGTTTTCTTTCATTTCTTTCTCCTAAGTTATTGTTATTGTAAAAGTTCCTACTACTCCTGGGCTTACTAAATTATTAGGTGTCAATTCGTTAGCTGGAGGTCTTGCTCCACCTACAGGGTCCCATCCCCATTGTATATCTCTTGAGCCTGTTATGTTGTTATTATTAAAACTTTGGTCAGGTCTAGGATTCCTTACAGCTTGTGGGTCACTTACAGGATACATTCCTTGTAAGTTCTGTGGCTGGTCAGGGTTCCAACATTCTGTACATGCTAGTATATTCGTTTGTGTTGTTCTTACAAATAAACTTTTTAAAGTCTTTAGCTTAAACTGAAACCCACAGACATCACAGTCTGCAATAGCGTTCTTATTAGTTGTAAACTTATTGCTCATTATCTACCTTTAAGATAATTTCTGTCTACAATTTTTGGTTCTTTTTCTTTTTTTTCTTTTTTCTTTTTTGTTAAGTTCATAGGCATAGCTTGACCTCCCACTGGCTCACTATCTTTATAGTAGTTTTTAATTTGTTCTTTAACTGTAGGTCCTGGTTTCTTTCCTAAAACCTTAGATATACCTCCAGCTATATGGTCTACTATTAATTTTTTTTCTTTCTTTGGGTCTGCCATTACTTGCTCCTTTGTTTGGCTCTAGTTTTACCTCGAAGGGCAATACCATCCATTCTACACTTTTTCATTTTTTTAACTTTACCACCATCTTTATAGCCTTTAACTGCACCACCTGATGCTTTTTTTACTTTATCTTTAGCTTTAGCCCTATTATACCCAGTATCTAGTGCTTCACTTACATCTCCATCATATTCAAGACCCTTAGTAAATTGTTTGTTCATAGAGCTAGTAATATTAGTAAAACCCTCATTGTATATTCTAGCGCCTTCTATTTCTGCCTCTTTTATTGCTTTATTTTTCGCTTCTTCTCTATTCTTTGGTGGTGTTGACATTACTATCTCCTAAACGTATGAACTTCTTGGTGAAATTACTAGGGTTGCTTTTTCTCTATCTTCTGTAGAAGCGAGTAACCACTGCTCTTCATATTCTGCTTTTAAAAATTGTACTCTATCCATTGCTTCTGGTATTTTTATAGATAAATAGTAAGCAAGTCCTGCAACTAAACAAGGTAAAAATCTAAATGGTATGTGTTGTGTATTTACGCCGGTACCTGCATCGTCTAATCTTTTTAAGAACCAATAGACAAAAGTATAACTGGCATCATTAGGTATAGGCCACATAGTAACTGTTGGAATTTCTGCTTGTCTATCAAGATAAATTTGTATCGGTCTGCCCGTGTCGTTCTTACTTGGGATAGATGCATAAGTAGGATTTGACACCCTAGTAATAGCTATGTCAGACTGAGTCGTTCCTGTCCCAGTTCTTATGACTTGGCTCATGAGGTCGATGGTAGTCGCGGGCAAATCGTAAGTGGCTGTACCTGCAACCAACGGTATAGACCCTGTCTCTACAGTCCATAAGTTGATTCCTCGGTTAGCCCATTCAATAGTTAGTAAGTTTAAGCTACGAGTAGCTGTTCTTAAATCATATCCTGTTCTTAACTCTGCTCCGCATCTTTCAAATGCTTCTTCTACGAGTAGATTTAAATCTAAATTAAATGCATGTGTATTAGTTGTAGCCATTATGCTTTTTTCCTTTTGCGTCTAAGTGAAGCCACTCTACGTGGTTTCCCTGCTGGTTGCCCAAGTCTTTTTTTCTGAGCTATCCTTGATTTCTTTTGTGCAGCTGTCATTTCTCCAGATGTTTTAGGAGTTTTAGTAGACACTCGTTTACTAGGTCTACAATATGGTGTACTGCGTCCATCTCCTTTTTTTCTACCACAGGCTTTACCTGTCTTAACATCTTTCCAATCTTCTTTGAACCAACGTTTTAAAGCGGCTCCTTTAGCTGTCTTTCGGACTGCCATTATTTACTTTTCTTTTTTCTACACTTAGCAATAGCACCAGAAGCGTAAGCACTAGGAAAGACTTTATAACTAGCCTTTACTTTTTTATAGCATGCATCTTTTACGCTTCCGCCTTTTTTCATTTTTTTAGGGTTTATTATTCCCATACCTCTAGAAGCTCTCATCTAAACAATACGACCTTTAGTACGGCCTCTTTGAGCAATACCATCTGCACGTTTAGATGCTTTACCTTGAGCTGATTTACGGTTACCTGAGTAAGCTTTTTTACCTGCAGCTTTCTTAGCGCCTTTAGACTCATTTCTACGAGATGCCATAGATTGTTTTTTCTTACCTTTTCTAGCGCCTAATGAATCATCAAGTCTAGCATTATAACCTTGCATGCCTTTACCTTTTGCTTTCATTACAGCTCCGCCTTTTTTCATCATAGCGCGACCACCTGCATCATCTAATTTAGCTTTAGACATACCTTTGTTATCTTTAGCTAAAGCACGACCCATTTTATCAGCTGTGGCTCCGCCCATTTTCATACCAAGCTCACCTCTAATACGGCTTTTTTCAGCGCTAAGATTACGACGACCAGATGCAGTATCAGCACGCTCAGCATCAACGCGACCTAACTCTTCTGTTCTATTCATGCGAGATGTATTACCACCAGCTTTCATTTTTTTAATTCCTGCCATAGTTTTACCTTTAGCTTTCATAGTAGCACCACCATTTTTCATACCACCCATAGCAGCTCGTTTTTGTTGTGCAGCCATTGCCATTTGCATCTTAGGGTCCATTGCTACAGAGCCGTCTCGGTCATTCATAGCTCTACCGCCCATATTCATTTTCTTCGTTTTCATGCTGTTCTCCTTAGTATATTCTTGTCCTACTGATTGATTGACACCTACTTTATTAGCAAACTTAGGGCTATTAGCCACCGCCTGCATAAACTTTTGTTGTTTCTTACTTACGGCGGGCATTGTTAACTGCCTCTTTGTGTTTCTTTGCTTTTCTGTTTGCTACCATTTTTTGAATAGTCTTAGTTTCATAGATTCTAATACCGGTCCAAAGAATAGTGAAGATTGCAGCTAAGTGAGGGAGCCATGTTAATAAGGTTCCTACCGCTGTGAATATAGACGCGAAGTCTAATAAGTGTTTCGTTGAATCATCCATATTTAACATTTCCATCGTTTACGTGCTTGTCTAAGTCTAGAATTAGGGTCTTTAGCAGCTTTAGGAAACTTCTTAGCTTGTCCTGCACTTCTAGCACAAAATGACTTACGTCTCTTTGCATCTTTAGAACCTGCTTTTACTTTTCCTGTTACAGCTGTTTTAAGCTTACTACCTGGGTTTGCTTTCCGATAAGCTTTAACACCTTTCGTTGTCATCCCAGCTCCTGTCTTAGTCTTTCTAAAGTTACCTGACTTTACAGAAGTCTTTATCCCCATCCCTCGTTTTTTTGCTGTTGCCATTATACGCAATCTCCAAGTGCCTCAAACCAACGCCTAAGTTCTTCTAGGCGTTCCTGTTGTCCGGTTGGTTTGGGTTCTTCATCCATTTTTATCCACAGAATAGGGTGTAATCTGTTAGTCCAGTATCAACTACTACACTAAAGTCATTTTGTTGTTGACCTGTCAGAATACCTTGTCCGGGTAATGATAAAAATTGAGTTAGTGTAGCTCCTGCTGGTGTAGTGACATCTAATATATTATTAGCTATTCCAGGAGTAATTGAAGTGTGTACGGAAGATGCTGGAGGAACTGTAGTTACGGTTCCAAGATTAGTAGTATGTGTGTGACGGTCTATTTTTAAACTTCCCGCTCCTGCGCCACCTACTATATAAAAGCCTTTAACTCTACAACGAGGTAAAGCTAAACTTCCTACTGTACCTACGGCAACGGTACCTGCTGCTGCGCCACTAATTACAATGCTATCTATCCTTGAATAATAGTATACTGAGTTAACAGCACCGGCATTTCCTCCGGTTACTACTTCAGGATAATTAACGCTACTAGGACCATCCACAAGATTACCTACGACAGTTCCATTAATAGTAAATGTAATACCACTATCATTGCCTACAGAAGTAAACACAAGTCTATATCCTGCGCCTTCTTTAGCGACAACAGGGTTAGTGTTAGTTAATGTTAATGCTCTAGGAAATACTCCTCCTGTAACAACTGCTGCAGTTTTAAAAAACGTAGCGGAAATAGATGGGTTAATCGACCAAATATCTGTTTGTTCCATATCTATCTCCTAATTAAGCTAAACGTGTATATCTATATCCTGTAGCACTACCAGGTGTTATACCATCGCCGCCGGTAAATATTAAGCTACATTTAGCTATGTCTGCTGCTGCAGTAATTGCAAGTAATCCAAATGTGGCACCTACAAGTGCACCTAAACCAGAAACTGCTCCACCTGCACCTAGAGTAAGTGTTACAGTATTAGCTCCGGCTGTGTTATCTACTATAAAAATAAATTCTTGTCCTGCAACAGCAGCTATTCCTGTACTTAAAAGTGCGGCAGTAGGTAATGTAATTGCAA